AATCGAGAAGTCATTCAGATGGCCTTCGGTGTATCTTGTCGCGACAATCTGAGAGTCTGCGTCGCTTGCAAAATCGGGCAAGCCTAGAAGTTCATCGCCCTCGATAACGATATTGCGAATCGACCCAAAGACGTTGCGTACCGTTTTGTCGTTGTGCGAATCGACGATAGGCAACTGCTTTTTGTCGTTGCGGAATCGGACTCCATCCATCAACAATACTTGCTTGATCCAACCGCGTTCCTGGTCGTAGACCATTACTGGCGTTTCGGTCGCAATCACCGCTCGGCCATCTTTCACGGTCCCGAATTGCCGAACGATCGAACCGCCCTCAGCGGGCTTGGGTCGCCTTGCATCTAGTTCCTTGCGTCTTGCCTCAAGACCTCTTTTCTTGAATCGCTCTCGGTCTTGCTTGTTCATGCTGTCACCTCAGCCGGTAGCGTTATCTTGCGAGAAACTTTTTTTATTTTGACCGGGTTTAAAGACACAACTTCTTCGACGACATTGTTTTTTGACCATACGATACTGTCGTACCCTTGCTCCTTCGCTTTTTCGGAAAACTCCCTGCTCCACTCAGCGCTAATCTGCTTGGTGCCGTCGTACTTTGGAGACGACTTAACTCCAATTTTTTTGGCTAGTTCCTCTGCCCCCGAGTTCTTGTCGCCCTCAATCACTAGCGGCTTCTTTAGGGATATTTTTGAGGATAGTATATTCCCGCTGTGGTTCGAGTAGTAGTTCGCTAAATCGTGATGCGGAGTGAGGTAAACGCCGTTCCCTAGATTTCCTGCATCTGTCGAGTTGTCTTTCGAGCTAGCTGGGACGTTTAGCGTGTCGCCGGATATTTGCTTCGAAGTTCCGTGATGTAAAACACCTTCCCACGGCTCTCCGGTTTTTGGTGCCGCTAGCTTTGGTCGATACGGCCAGCCTTTCTCAGGCTGTGGAACTTCTGTTGCCTCTATCGCGTCGCCGCCCGTGCCTCCACCGCCGCCGCCGCCGCTCGCGCAGCTATTGCCAGATTTAAACCCTTCGGACCCTATACCGCAATTTCTTTTGACTTGCCGAATTGCTTGCTCGACGTCCTCAGCCGGTAGCGTGTCCACTGATCCGTCTTTTGCGTCGTCGATTAGGGCCTGTACGCTTGCTTCGCTCATGCCGACCGACGACAGGAACACTCTAGCCGCCGCTTCGCTAATCGTCCCGCTAGCTAGCTCGTTGAGGGTCTTGTCGATGGCCTTGCGGTTGCGATTGAATTGGAGCGTTGAGAGCCCCATCATTTCGCCGCTGCCGGTCGCTGGCTGAGTTTCTGCTGCTCCTTGGGTCTGAGCCGCTGAAATCGCTAGTTGTTGCTGCTCTGGCGTCTGCAAGCCAAGCTTTTTGAGCAATCGGTTTTCCTTGGCCCGCTGGTAGAAGACCGTTCGGAAGTTAAGCCCCTGAGCCCCGAGGACTTCGGAGTAGGTTGCCGTGAATGAGTTGATGCCTGATTCGCTAGTCTGTTGCTCGACGCCTGGATCGACCCATTCCCATTTAGGTGTCTGCCATTCGACAGGGGTAAACCGCCTACGGTCGCTTAGCAGGTCAATAGGCGATGGGAAACCGTCGAGGCTGGTTCGGGTCGCTGCATCACAAAAGCGATCCCAGACAGGCTGTAGCAAGTGCCGAATGATGTATTTCTGGATAATCCGGAATCGCCGCCGATCTTCGAGTTGGCTGGTTCGGCTTGAACTGTAGGTGGTTTGCGAATAGTCGCGTGCTACAACCTCGTAGGATAGCCCGGTCCCTACGGCAATTCCCCGCAAGATTACCTTGGTCCATTCGCCCGCCGATGTGTTTGGCCGCGTAGGATTGATGATGTCAACCGACTCGCCTGGGTTAAGATCGAAGATTAGGCCCGGCTCGATGTATCGCTCTCGATTTCCAGCCTTGTCGATTCCGCTGCCGGTCTCTGGGTTGTTGAGATTGCCCAATGGCGTTTCGGTCTTGATCGCCGCCGTGAAGCAGGATGCGATAGCCGAGGCCTGCAACTCGTTGTCCAAGTACGTTCCAAGGTCGCGAATCGATGCCAACGCTGGAGCAAACCAAGTAACGCCTCGCGTCTGGCCGACTCGATCCTGGCGGAACAGGTGGATGATTTCCCGGGCCGGAATTTCCTTTGGCGTTCGGCTTACCGCGTAGGGTTGTAGCGGATGGTCGTCATAGATCATGTAGGCAAGGGGCTTGCCCGATTCATCGACTTTAATCCCGCGAATTACCCGCGTCCCATCGCCGCGATCGACGCCCATCGTGTAGGTGTCTCGATCGGTCGCTAGCCGGTCGGCTTCGATGATCTCCAAGGCCATCGGAATCGGTCGAGAGATTCCACGGTATTCGGTCGAGGGTAGATTGACTACTCTGATCAAGACTTCGCCCGCTTCGACCATTTCGCGAAGGGCGATGATCTGGATTTCTTCGAGGGTTAGCCGCCCGTTGATATCCGCGACTTCGGACCATTCCGACCAAGCCTTATCGCGCAGGTCGTTGATGTCCTCAATGTCATCGCCTTCGGGGGTCTCAAAGGTCGATTGGGCTTGGATGCCAGCACCAACGACAGAAGAAACGATCGTATCGACCACGCCCCAAGCGTAGGAATTATCGCGAACCAGCCGCCTTGCCTCTGCCCTAAGACGATCGGCCCCGAAAGGCCCCATAAGCTCTTGGTCGGCTGGTAGATTCTTTGGGTGTCTGTTGCTGCTTACCCGCGATGGCTCGGCCCCTTGGTAGGATCTGGCAAGGGCCTTGCGTGCTGCTTGCCGTCGCAATCCCGCAAGCGGGCTAACTGCCGAGACTACCGAATCGATAAATCGAGTAATCATCGACGGCCCCCTACGATCCTGCCGAGGGAGATACCGCCCGATCCGCTTTCACGTTGAACCTGATGAAGCAACGCTTTTCGCTCGGCCATCAATGACGACAGGTCGAGCTTAGTAACGGTCCTAGAGCCAATAGAATACTGAGACGCCCCTCCGGTTAGAAGGGCCTCGATAGCTGCGTCGATTAGTGCTAGAAGGCTTGCCGCTGATGCCATGCGTAAATAGTTGCATGGCTTGCTGGCCTCTGGTAGATGCCTGTACTATTCCATTAGTACACTGGCACAAATTATTTACGCTCTTGGGTCCAGGTATGCCCGCAGTACGAGCATTTGCAATATCGAGCATTGCTCTTGGTGCAATAAACCCGGCTGTAGCTTTTGCCGATCGGTCGGCGCGATTCGCAAAGGGTGCAGGGCCTTGCTTCGTCTTCGCGGGGGATGGGCTTGTAATCCTCGATTACCTTTCCGGTTTCGTCGGTCCGAACAACCCTGGAAACCGTGTCGGTCCAAGGGTCGTAAGTTACGCCGATCGACGATGGAGGGCCTTCGCCGGTTGGCTCTGAGTGCAATTGACCATCTTTGGGGATGCACGCAAGCAACCTGTCGTGCTGCTCTTGCTTGAACGATGCCACCATTTCGCGAATCGGATCTAGCTTTTCGTCCGCTTCCTGCGATGCTTTCGCGTCTTCCTTTGCCTGCGAATACCTTGGGCTTTCGTAGCCCAGCAAGTCGGCAGGGACGCCTAGCGATTCGGCCATCTTGCTGACGATACCCTGGCTAAACTCCTGGTGCGTTTGCGTCGGCCCTTGAGGTTGCATCCGCTGGATGTCAACCCGAGGATCTACCCATTCCCGCTTGCCTGTTTGCTGCTTTGGTCTCTTGCTCATATCACCCTCTCCGTTTGGGAATCCATCCGCCTTGACGCTGCTTGAATCGTTGCTGCCCGTGCCTGTAGGCTTGCTGAACAGGCTTGGCTTGTTTCGGCTCATCGTTGACATGCTTTGGGGCTACCTCGATTTCCGATGGGGCAATCAACTTCACCCCGCAAGCCTCCGAGCCCGCCGCCGCCATGTAAGTTGCATCGAGCCAGTGATTTTCGCCCTCTTTGGGGAGCCAGTAGGTTTTAGCCCCTTTGCCCTCAGTGAACTTAGTTACCAGTTCTTCGGCTGCAATATGCTGCGCGTACTGCGAATGTCTTTTTTCCCCTTCTGGGGTAAACACCGAAAGCGAACCGCGCCGAAGCATGTTATTTTCATCGAAGGTCGGCGTCAAAAACCTTTCGTGGACGAATTGCTTCCAGTAGTCTGTATCCAAATCGTAGAGCCAAACCTTAGCTGCTGGCAAGTGCTGCGCGTGAATGTTTGCCCCTGCTATGGTTGTCGATGTCGTCTTGGTCTTTGGCTTGTATGCTGGAATTCCTTTGGACGGGTGGAAGATGCCGCTAACCTCTCGGCAGAACTGGTACGCCGCATTCGTAAAGGCCCCCGAGTCGACTAAGCAAAAGTCGATTGCCCGCCGCGTTCCAGTTGTGTCGACAAACTCTTTTTGGAGCAGTTCATCCCGAAGCGTTAGCAAGGCTTGGTAAATCATCGGCTCACTAGCCTCGTGATCCATGCTCTTGTCGGTCCCGTAGACCTGCTGGAATCCGTAGTCGGTTACGATGCCCCCTGCCCCGTGCCACCACGCCGTGACAACCCAATGGAGCGTGTACTTGCCCAAGTCGATCGCCGCCGTTAGAGCCACAGTATTGGCCGGTAGTTGGCGCCGAACCAAGCCGCTTATCCTCGACTCGACCAAAGCCGGAGTAATCCCTAAGCCCATCGGCCCGGCTTCCTCTGGTGGGTCGTTGTCAATTTCCGTCGAGACTGCTTTCTTGCCATACTTCGCGACTCGAATGTAATAGGAATGCGCCGCCGACAATTCCATCGGTTCTCCGTCGCTGTGTATCTTTTTGGAGTAGGAGTGGACATTGGAAACCACGCAACCCCGCTCGATTTCCTCTTGGTTGTCGCGCCAAAAACGGAAGGACTCTCTGGCGTCGATGTCGTCGTCTTTTCGCCCCTTCCATAGCTCGATAAACTGCTCAACCAAATCCATTCGATCCGGGGGCTTAACCATCTTGCGATAGCGACGGCCACGCCAAGACGGCTTTTGTGTTGGGTCTGTGTATTTAAACGCATTGCACTTGCGATTCTGGATCGTGCAAAGAAACACCCGCGCGATCGGTTCGGAACTAGAGCCTAGCCCTCCAATGTCCTCTTCGATAATCGCCTCGATCTGTGCTATCAAGGTTTCGGACCTAGCCGCCTGCTTATCCTCGACGTCGTCGATAATTGCTAGGGTCGGCCTTTCGTCTCGGTAGGTAGTCCCTCGAACCGGCCCGTCGATTCCCATGCAAGCGAAAATCTGCCCCTTGCTTACCAGCTCAAAATCCTTGCCCCAGTCGAGTTGATCCGGTCGGATCGTCGGGAAAATCAAATGATCCTTTGCCATTTCGATTTGAGTGTATTCGCCTGCAACAGTCTGCATGTTGGCACGGCTGGCCCATCCCCCAAGTGCCTTGAACGGATAACCGATCTCAGGAAAATCCTCTAGAAATAGCTTGTTTTGCTGGAACTTCTCCCGAATGGTCTTTAGGTCTTTTTCCGATTTCGTTTGAGACTTGCCGATAACGATCGGGAATCGACTGATTCCTTTAAGCAGAAGCCTGATGCTCTGATAAAGAACAATCCGCGTCTTTCCTTCGCCCCGAGGGCCTGCAATCGCCTGATCCCCGCCGTATAACGCTGCATTCTCGATTGATTCCAGCATGTCCAGACGGTCGCTAGTCAACGGCTCGTAGAACACGTTGCCGAAGTAGTGACCCAAGAAAAACTCAGCGTCCAGCAATGCCCTTTTCCTGTGCTTTGCATTCTTGGGGGCAGGGATTTTTAAGTCTCTCTCTGCCGCCCGCTTGGAAGCCATAAGCTCCCGCTGCTTCATCCGCTCATTGCCTTTAATCGGGTCGGCTGATGACGCCGTGATCGGATGCGAGCTTAGTAAGCTCTGCAACTGGGATAGACTTAGCAAGCTCAAGGAGTCGTAGACGTTGTTCATTTTCTTTGAGTAACCTCC